TGCTCCACCACCTGCTCCACCACCTGCTCCACCACCTGTTTTTGGTTGTTTTGCTGCATAATCCGCTGCTGACTTTGCATTTTGAGCAGCTACAGCATTTTTAATTTGTTCAGGAGTTGAACCTGGAGGAGGTTTATAACTTCCCATAATAGCTTTATTTACTTCTGCATCTGTCGCTCTACTAGAAGCAGCAGAAGGATTAGCCCCTGAGCGATCAACTCCTGGTCGCGGCCCTGCAGCAGTAGGAGTTGAAACAGCGGAAGTTGAACCAGTAACAGTAGGAGTAGGAGTAGAAGTAACTTTTAGATCTGCTGCTTCTTTAGCTACTTGCTTAGGCTTTGCTGCATTATCAGCTATTTTCTTAGCTTCTGATGCTTTCCTCTCTGCTGCTAGACGGGCAATCCGCTCTTTACCCTCTGGAGTAATTTTTAGATCTTCTGATGCATCTCTACGCGAAGGTCTTGTTCCTGGCGGAACAACTGGTTTACTCCCTCTTATAGCTGCTAATCGTTTTTCTAACGCTGCTTGTGTTACTCCTTCATCCAAAATTTCTTTTTTATTTAGTCTATTTTTTGCTTCTTTAAGACGTTTAATAGCTTCTGTAGCTGCACTCATAATATAATTATTCCTTTTATTTAATTAGCTTTATTAATGATATTGTCATCAGCGCCAGCAGGACTGCTTGGAGCTTCCATGTCATCTCTACGAGTTCTACGAGCCTGATTACGCTGCAATTCAAGTAATGCATTATAACGAGCCTCAAATAGCTGCAAGGCAGCATAGTCTTTTTGATACATCATGGCTTCAACCATGCAAGCATTGAACAACATGCCATAACAAAAATCAGAGAAGTAATTATTCTCTGATACAGAACTTAAAGTAGCTGGACGAGCTACATAAACAACAGTGGCATCATACGTAGATACTGGAGTTGGGGCCAATAATACAGTAGTGTTGTTCCTTCTAGCATAGTATTTAGGTTCAGATGTAGACGCTGCAACCGGCCAGTAATCATTAATATATTCATCGGTCCTTAAAAGAAGATTGATCTTAGAGCTATTAGAAATGAAGTTGATGTTTTTAACAACCCTAGTTCCTGAAGGAAGCGTCAATTGATTATTAGACGCACTAATGGCAACAGAAGTGTAGCTGACTAAACCATAGTCATCTAAATCAGTTGTCATTCGTTCTTCAGCACGGTATACCATGTTGGGAACATAAGCAGCAAACTCTGTGCTATCGTTCTCACAAGCCTGGATAATATCGTTAACTAAGTATGTGTAACTAGCCATAGAAAACTGCTACAGTAGAAGCAGAAGTAGGAGCAGATACCATTACAGCACCTTCCATCCTAAGTCCTAACTCTCCAATAACAATATTTTCTGCATCATTAGCAGTTGTTAAAACAAACTTAATATTGCTTCCCTTAATAGCTCCATAAGGAGAAGTTGATGTTCCTGTAATCAGAAAGGTGCCAACACCGGAAGCATAGATACCTCTAATACGTGTGTTAGCTACCGTTACACTAGATACTACATCTAAGACAGCGCCGCTGCCTGTTACAAAGCCTTGTCGAAGGGGTGTATTTGTTCCCATTTTGTATTCTCTTTTCCTTTTTATTTATATATGCTTAAAATTAACTAAGTTAAGAAGCAAAAAAAACATTTAGTCTGTAGGCTTCGTCTTTATTCTTTTTTTCTTTATGCTCCCTATAAACAAATATAGAGGAGAAGATTTTTTTTTAGGGGGAGGGAGAGAAGGACTTTTATCTCCTCCTCTCCTCCTTACCTATTTTTTTTTCTTTATTAGCTACTAGGTGCTACCTGAAGCACCGTAGAAACCACGCCAGTCAGACCAGCCAAAGCTGTAACGCTCGCGGGCCTTGTAACGTAGGTTGCCAGTGTCGAAGTCGGGTTCCATCTTCGTCTGAAGAGGAACACGAACGAACATCTTGGTACCATTGGGAACATCAGTCTTCATATACCAAGCGTTAGTGTCAGTGAAGCGACGGTTTACAAAGAACCCCTTAGGAACCAAACCCTGATTACGGATTGAGTTGATATCATTCACATTCGTAACACCAGTTGTGGAGTTTGTTACGGTTGTGGTTGATAAGGTGCTGTGCAAAATCTGATCGGCAGTAAATACCAAATCAGATGGGATATGCAGAGAGACTGCCCGTGCGCCAATAAGAATACCACGATCATCCTTAGCTTTGCTAATTTGGATCAAGGCAGACTCAAGGGATGATTCACTTAGGTCGGTTGCACCGAAGGTATTTGACTGAGAGCCATCGCCTACGGTTGGGTGTGAAGCAGAGAATAGTGCAACACCATCTCCACCTAGATACGAGCTACTGAAGCCGTTGTTGAAAACATCGGCTGCTTTAACTTGCTTGGTATTTGCCATTGCACGAGCAAGACCGCTTGCGCGGAGCTTTGCAAAGGTATCATACAGGTTGTCTTCCATAGCTTCTTCAGTGACTGAGAAAGCAAGAGCAATAGTCTCGTTAGTGTAACGAGCTACATAGCTTTCCTGTGCTGAGTCATACTGAACGCCAGCGCCTTCTGACTTAGTTGGTGCTGTGCCGAAACCAGTGAATAGAACTTCTTCTTCAAATGCACGATCAGAGTTTTCTGTCTTATAGAGAACTGCATGTTCGTTATCAACATTACCATACTCAACGCCGAACACGGCATTCAAGCTAGGAAGAAGTTCTCTGGCAATACTAGAACGATTAATAGCCATTTGTCTTTACTTCCTTTCTTTAGTTAACTGATGAGTCAGCAGAGATGTATGCATCAACATGCTTGACAATACGGATTTCAAGTTGTGGGAATGCACGTTCTGCGGCTACGTTGATGTCATTACCACCGACTTCTAGTACGGAAATTGCCCGAACCATGCCAGTACCCGTTGTGCGAGTGCCAGCAGCGATGCCAAAGCCAGACTTACCAGTGATGGTAGAGCCAGCTCCTAGTGTGACCTGGAAGTTCTGACTGTTGATATCACCAGCAGAAACTGATGCATCAGCCTGAACAATGAATGTTGCGGAAGGAGAATCAACAACATTAGCATAAGCTTCAGTTGTTGAAGTGCCTGAAGGCCAATAAGGCTTCCAAGTTGGAGTACCATCTGCTACATAATGACAGCCAATGAAAACACCCATGGCCTTCTGAGTTGTGGTTGTGAGGACGTTAATGAACCCGCTTGCGTTAACTACAATGTCACCAGTGAAGATATTAGATGCATAGCCGCTTGCAATTGGATAGCTGTTGCTACCGCTTGAATTAGGACTACCACCACGAACGCGAGAAGGAGCAAAACCGGCCAGTGCTTTAGATGTAGACATATTAAGAACACTTTACCTTTCTATTTTGCTTTATAATATTAAACATGAGAGAAAAAACTTAGTCACTTATTTACTTAAGATAAGATACTAGAGGAGTAATTAGTCCTGGAACTTTGGAATCTTTCCGCGACTAACTTGAGTTTTACTCGTATTATGAATTGGCATCTTGGAATCGTTATTACTCATCAACTGAGCATTAACTGCCTGAACCATTTCTTTACTACGATTCTCGTAAAACTCTTGACGAGATTGAGCAAGTTCTGCTGGCATCTTTGCCAACGCCAAGTCTCCGCGACAGACTGCACCTGCATATCGTCCACCCTCTCTCACGACAGAGGAATTAAGCATATCTGGAACAGATTCGCTTTCCACAAATTCCCATCCTTCAGCAAGACGTTTACCAATATTCTGGTAATCCTCATTGTTATTAACCATTACGCGGATCCAGCGTAAAGCATAACCCTGACTTAGGAATCGTTTCTTAACAGATTCAGGAATTTCTAACCAATTAGGTTCCTCAAATACTGTTTTGCGAGCCTTATTTGACCGTTCAGATGCTTCTCGTGATACTAGTTCTTCTTGAGCGCGACTTAAATTATTTGTCATTTTGTATTATTTTAGCCCTTCCACGTTGTAGTTTTTTTTTCTTTAGAGATTAATAGAAGTATAGTCGCCATCAGCTTCTTGAACTTTAAGCTTTTCTGCGGCATACTTCTCCAAAGGGATACCCCATTTATTGGCTAGTCTAACGTCATCCTGAGTTAGTTTGACTTTATTCCCTCCATTAGATGAGATCTTAGGGGATGTTCGTGATGCACCCGCTACCGATTGAACAGCGCGTGTTTGCTGTTGTCTTACAGGAGGCTCAGCTTCTTGCTGCTGCTGTTCCTGATTTCTAGTAGGAAATTGATCTCTAAGACGACGATCAACTTCAGTATAGTAATCTTCTTCAGAAGAATCATAACCTTCTTCTCGTAAATGCTCATCAATAGTTAGAGCAGCTTTAGTCATTACTTGATCTTTACCAAACCAATCATTCTTACCCGCCCATTTAATAGCCTTATCATCGTATACTTTTTCTTGTGGGGCGGCTGCTTGCTGTCTTACCGTAGTCTGCTGTTCCTTCTGACGAGCCTCATATTCTAGCCAAGCATTCTTCTTTTCTCTAATAGCTGCAATATCAGCATAACCTTTTGCCATTGCTTCTTGAGCATTTAACAAACCATCAGTGTCGCTATTTTCAATAGAACGCTTGAACAGTTCTTTTGCATTTTGAATATTAGCTTCGACAGAACCTTCCGTAGAAGCTAAAGAATTTTTTAGGGTAGCCGTTAACTGCGTGTCTCGTTCTTGAAGCGATGCCTTTAGAGAAGTGGTTTCCGTAACCAATCGAGTAATTGCTTCATCCCGTTCTTTACGCTGACGAATAAGCTGACGAATGCGCTTTTGAGCGCCTTGAGTTTCAACACCAACCAATTCAGGATGTTCACTGGCTGCTTCTTCATTTCCATGCTCTTCTTTAGTTGAAACAACTGAACTTGATACTGTAGCTGGAGTTCCTTGAGCTTGACTTCTTTGGCCTTCTTCTTGCGCTCTGTTGCTCTGGTTAGAAGAAACTTCTTTTTCTTTGGAGTTAATGGGTTCGATTTCATATTCTACCTTTAGGAGGTCTTGTCCTTTATCTGTAACTGCAATTGTTGACCAGTTGTCGTTATTAGTTTCTTCTTTATCCATGTTAATTTACTTTCTTTCTTTACAGGAAATCTTTCTTTTTCTTTTTTATTTTAAAAAAAAATAAGCAGCTCCTATTTCCCGGTAGGAGAACTTTTATGTGTCACCCTTCTATTATAATACATTTTCTTTAAAGATGCAAGTAGTTAAGTTATTTTATTTTCTTAAGGTGTTAAGTTAAAGGTAGTATCTAAGTCTTTAGGATTACCAACCTGCATAATTACCTGATCATCAAAGATTAAAAGGAGTTTAATCCCTTTATAGACAAGCTTTTGCCCTGTATGCTTGCCATAACAAACATAGTCACCCTTCTTGCACCATGGACCAAGAGGGAACTTTTCCTTATCCCTGTAAGCTAAATCACCTAAAAGAACAACCTTAGCTACCGTAGTTAAGTAATTGATATCATCTACAATCTTCCCAGGTAAGTAAATACCTCCCTTTGTCTTATCCCGTAAGTAAACAGGACGAAGCAATAGATGATATCCTTTAATAATAGGTAGATCTTTATCTTCTAATTCAATGCCGTCATCAGAAATCCACTCATCATTACTCATTGCTTTATCCATTTTTACTACTTGCATGTTATTTTTCTTTATCTTTCCTCTTTATTATTATTATTATTATTTAAAAGTCGTCTTGATAGAGCCTTGTCTTTACTATATGATGAAAGTTCTCTTTTGCCCACTCTAAACCAGCAATTCTTCCTACTACATATTTGTAATTAGCATAATCTTCCACATTTCCTGCTATTAATGATCTAGATAAAGTAGCAATCTCCTTATCTATAGCTACATTTAGTTCCTCTACTAAAACCATATTAGGGGGTGTTTAAACCCCCACTTATAGATGGCATTGTAGGAGTTTTACCGTTAAGTTTATTAGATTCTTTTACTAAAGTACCCATTAAATCAGCGGCTTTCATATCTTCTTGTAATTTTAGGTTACCGGCAGAACCAGCTTGTTTTACACCTGCATTCAACTTAGCAATAGCTTCTTTAGAGACACGGTTCTTATCATCTCTATCAGCTTCTGATGTTGCTTTTAAGGTTTCTTTAATAAGATTAGCTTTAACTTGAGCTTCCTTAATCGCTAGTTCCTGCTGCTTTAGCTGAGAATCTGCGCTTGCCTTAGCCATCTCAATCTGTAGACGCTGGCCTTCGATACTTACACGCTGGCCTTCAATACCGATACGCTGGCCTTCCAGGGCAACCATCTGAGCTTCAGGTGTTCCAGCAGCCTGTTGAGCGGCCATAGCCTGATTAGCCTGTGATACCTGTTGAGCAGCCTGAGCCATGACCATCTCAATAACTTTAGGATCATTAGGATCAATCTGTTGATCTTGTTGACCTACTTCCATCCCTTGCTGCTGGATCATCTGAAGCATTTGACGCGCAACGCCGTTAACCTGCTCCTGATACTTCAAGATCATATGTTCAGAGATGTTGGCCTGAAGAACAGGAACAATACGCTGCATAAAGGGACTACCGCCATTCAAGGGATCTTGTACATACAAGGTTTTAGCCTGAACATGAGCTTCATGGTTTTGTCCAATGAAAGCCTTAATCGGTAGTCCCTTAACAGCAGCAGCAATATCAGATAGAGGGTCCAAAGGAATAGCCTCTACTTTTCTTGGCATAATTAGGTCTAAATTAGGAATATTAGCAGCACTAAGGATGTTGCGGTTCAGTTCTTCCATGTTAAACATACCTGGAGGGGAACTATTTGCCATCTGAAGGGCCATTTGCCCCATCATCATACGATGAGCATTAGAAGGAATGTTGGGGTCGGATGAAGGAATAACATCAATACGCCCGTCAAAGTCAGCCTTGTAAATCTTTAGGGAGCTATCTGGAATATGACAGAGGCTTTCTTCAGGTAGATAATCATAGTTAATACTGGCTAAAAGCTTAAATTCATCCTTCTGAGACTTGTGGAGCCTCTTATGAATGGCACTGAAGAACTTACTAGATGCCTCTAGGAGGGCCATAGTCGTTCCTACAGGGCCATATGAGGCTGCTTCTGATACAACCTGCTCTGTGCTGTCAGCAAACTTCTGTGCAGCGCCTGTAACAAACCCTAGCATCTGAAACAATGTCTGAGAAGGCTCCTTGTAAGGGAGAGGGATGATCATCTTGGTTAGATCATTACCTACCGCCTCAACTTCCTTCCACTCACCTGGACCAATAGGGGTATTATCCCCTACGATACGGACACCCTTAGCCTTAAAACCAGCAGGAAGACTGGCGAACTGACCAGCATCAATCAAGCTACGCATGGCAGCGGTTGCTGTCATGGTCAAGTTACCTAAGAAGTGGATTAAACCAAGTCCGTAGAAACCGAACCCAGGCACAAATCTGTAGTGAGTAAAATATACTCTTTTTTCTTTTCGCGGATCGCCCTGGTCGTAGTTTCTACGGATAGCTAGAACCTTTTGAGATTTCTCTTCTAAGGTCACAATATAAGGGAGGGACAAATCGCCTACACCGTCTTGTAAATGTTCTGGGAGTTGCAAATAACAATGCTGCTCTAATAGAACATACTGTGGATCATTCAGGGAGGAGGAAGAAAGACCCATGATAGAATTCAGTTTGGAAGATATTGCCGTAGGGTCCGGCATACCTGCTTGTCCTAAAGCCATGTCAGCATACATTCCTGCGGCAATGTCACGCTGCATCTCTACTGGGCTTCTATAAATTACATGGGTGTAGCGATTTGCCCTTCGCAGGTCGGTAGCATAATACGAAACATAAAATTGGTCAATAGGGACAAACTCCGATACTGGCCGGTTTAATCCTTTATCAAAATAAACTTTCTTAAAAGCAGACCCAATAAGAGGAAGATGGAATAGCATACGCTCCATCTCCTCAAAATATTCAGGCATCATGTCCGTTAACTGGTAGTTCATAAACTTCTTGATGCGGTCAGCTTGAGCTACAGATTCTTCAGTATGCTCACCAATAATCTGGGTTCTTACAGGACCAGCAGCAGGAAACAATTCCTGAATAGCCTTACTCTGGAACTTAACAGCCGATTCAATCAAAACAGGATGAACAGCCGTGCAAGCTCCTTGGAAAGGTTCAGATGCTTCTAATAGCTTTAAGCCAAGAAGATCAAAGCCTTTCTCGAACATACTCTCCCACTCAGAACGAGAGTCCTTATCTGCCATGTAGTTCGTATAAACTAAATTAGCAATGTCACGTAGTTCATCGTCTTCTAAAAATTCTACTAAATTTTTCTGTCCAATATCTTCTTCTTGTAAAAGAATATCAGCATCAGGAATTTCTTCATTATCCTCATCCATAGACCCAAAAGATACAATTACGCCACCGTCTTCAGTGTCATATTCTAAACCAGTATCCTTAGGGTTAAGTTCGTCATCATCAACAACAACGCCGCCATCTTTCATCTTACTCATTCTAACAAGATCTTCTTGAGAAAATACAGGGGAGCGTAGCCGATTAGGAGCTTCAAATGGATTACGTTCTACGGTTGACATTATATTTTTTTATTCCCCTTTTAAAGAAGTTTAGCTTATCTAGTAAAGATAGTATAGAGAACTATGCTCCATTTTTCTTGCTTGCTTGATATCTTTTAAGAATTGATCTACCTTTGGCCGCTAAGCGAGCAGCAGAATTAGCATTAGTTGGAACTGGCTCTCCCCATGCATTTGCTGAAAGAGCTAGTCGAGTTGGCTTACCTTTATTATCAACAAGTGGACCACTTGGGTTTGTAAAGAAGCGAGTTAGAAAAGATCCCTTTCGTCTAGCATCTTGCCCTGTTGGATTCGATGCTTTAACTCCTGCTTGAAGGTTCTTACTCTGACCAGAATTCTCAAACTTACGTCTACCTGCTTCTGTCAAACCGCCTTTAGGATTTTTGTAAACACTCATTTTTTTAGTTATCCTTCTTTTTTTTTAGAAAAGTAGTTTCTTTAAATTAGTAACTCTTACATACCATTATACTACTAAACTCTCCAATATGCAACCCTTTTCTTCATATTTCTTTTAGGGTCATCTTCCCAGTTAGGATCTTCAGGATGGAGAAGTCTCCAGCTTTCCTTCACATAATGGATAGCCATGGTCATAGCATCGACCTGATCATCATGGGGGGCATAGGGAAAAGACGCCACTTCATCGAATAACTCAGTAGCCCATTCCTTCCCTTCTGGCAACCAGACACGCCCAGACTCTAGCATAGGGGTAGCAGCATATACTCTGGATATCTTGTCCTTGTCAGGAGAGTATTCCAAGACTGGCAAGCCACTTCTCCTCATATCCTGGATCAAAGACTGCCCTGAAGCCTTCTTCTCTACAACACAGATATCAGGTTTATATTTCTTATACTGCTCCTGAGCTACCTTACGAAGTTCAGGGTATTCAAACCTTTGTCTGACACTCCCTAACAGGATCAGGTTACTTGTGAAGTTCTCAGTATGTTTAGTAGTATCCTCCTCTAAACGAGAGAAGATACCCCAAGTCTGAATAACACTGAAGTCAGCGGTAGTCTTGGTAGAGAAGGCAGTATCATAGGTCTGGATAATAAAATCACACTGAGGGGGAATAGAATGAGGCCACCACTTAATCCACTCCTTCTTGATCATACCGCCTTCATCAGGGGTAGGGTTCTGCATGTAAAGGCTTTCCCAATACTTAGAACCATTGGTAGCCCTGATCTCTTGCTCATCTAACTGTAATACTTCTGTCGTCTTCCACTCAGGGAAGTAACTGGAGCCTTCAGGTAGACCAAGAAGTTCAGCAGACTTCTCATCTAACCAAGCAGGTATCTTAACAACGTGCCAGCAGTCAATGAACCTCATCAACATCCTGTTCTCCATCTTGAGAAGCCAGCCACAGAGATCGTCATAATGGTATCTAGTGTTAATAATAATAATAGAACCATTAGGCATCAAACGAGTTCTTAGACCAGAAGGCCACCACTCTTTGATGTATCTTCTACCAGTAGGGGAAATAGCATCTTCTTCTGACATAGCATCATCCAAGATAGCTATATGCGCTCCTCTACCTGCAATCTTGCCCCTAACACCAGCAGCATAATAAGAACCATTCTTATTCGTTCTCCATTTGCCAGCAGCTCTTACATCGGGTCTTAGAGAGACTTCAGGAAACATCTTATGGAAGTCTTCAGTATCTACAATATCTCTAACCGATCTACCGAAGTCGCTGGCAAGCTGGTCAGAGTGAGACACAGAAAGGATTTCATGAGTAGGGTTTCTACCAATATACCATGCAGGAAAGAGTTTAGAACATAAAACAGACTTGCTACTTCTTGGAGGTAGAAAGACCATCAAGCGTTTAATCTTACCATCTACTACATCCTGTAACTTAGAAGCTATGAGTTCAATGTGTCTACCCATAACCCAGTCGGAGACTAATGTAGGAGCAGTCTTCTTAACGAACATAAGAAAATC